GATTCTATCCAGGACAGCGAGTCTTATTCCAATAAGAAAATGTTTCTTTCCCAGACGCTCACTATCGCTTTGACGATTCCCGCTACATTTCTCGCGTACTATCTTTTCGATAAGATCTCCGGTCCTTCTAAGAGTGGCATCCCCCTGATGGCTATCGTCGCGGGTGTCACTGGTATAATCGCGAGTACTTTCACTTACCAGCTTCAACAAGCTGATGAATGTGGCGAAGTTAAAGACGACGCTAAAACTTTTGTCGCTCTAGGCATAACGGGTTCTGTCATGCTCACCGTCGGTGGTCTGATCATGTTGGGTATGAGGAATAAGCAACGTTTTTACCCAGTAGCCTCTACCTCGAATGCGGTTGTAGCCACTGCTTAAAATATTATGAAGTTCGCGAAAGAGTTTTATTAAATAAAAATATGTAAAAAATAGATGGAGCTTTATGAAGCCGCATATATAACGTGTATGTTAATAGTATACGTTATACGACGGGCTGGTTCTGTATCGTTTGAAGAAAAAGTTAAAATTCTTCAGTTCATTTCGGATTTAGTTTTAAGTTTGGATACTAATCTCTGTAGTATATACAATTGTGAAACCAAAAAGGCGCTTATGTATGCCACGGAATAATTTGCACCTTTCCTGGCTTGGTATATTAACCACAGGACGCTTGATATTATACCTATCAATATTGAACTCATACTATAACTACCCACATCGTCAGTTACATATACATCCTTAAGATGTACTAATATTTGACCTACACCTAAAGATATCGCCGATGTCGCCAAAAAATCATCTATCCGCATCTTTATTTATATAATAAAAATATTTTTATTCTATAAATGAACACTATCCCCGCATCCAAGCAAGCCGAGGCTCTCACAGAGCGCACTAAGCTTCTCATCAACAAGTATAAGAAGACTGGTATCAATAAGGAGAACCTTTGCGGTCTCGTCTCCACTCTCATGATGGAGGTTCAGAAGGTCAAGAAGCTTTCTGGACCCGACAAGAAAGATCTCGTAATAAGCCTCATTTACTCTGTCATTGAGGAGATCGACGAGGGTCCCGAGGACAGTGAGGTTGAAACTATTTTAAAGTCTATGGTCCCTGCCATGATTGATAGTTTTTCTGTCATGTTAAAGTTAAATAAGGCTTGTGCTTGTTTGTAAATAACAATGAAGTTTCCATCTCTGGAAACTATGATTATGTATGGAATATATACAGTAAAGGATTTATTACTATATACAAACGATAGACTACAGAAAAGAAATATAGTACCACTTAACGAGTGTGTAAAATGCTCGTTTGTGTACAGTGGAAATGCATGCCATAATTGTGTAGCTATTTAGGTTTAATTACTAAACCTAATACAGATTCTAAATTGTTTTGATCCCGTTTTAATGGTTTTTCTCGTTTTAATCTTAGTTGTTCGTTAGTACCCGAAGCGCTCTTTATTTCGTACATCTTTTTTGTGTTCGAAACAATGGGAACTATTACATCCTTTTCCGATTTTTCGTTTATGTCTAACTTATCCTCCAATTTATCTACAATAGAATTTGATCTAAATTCGTTTATATCGAGCTCCCCACCGAACACTTTCAACGTTTGTCTTTTAGGCGCGGGTTTTATGTGACTGAGTTTTCCAAATTTCTTTTTACGCATGAGTATCATGTTAGAACACATGATACTTCCACGCGTGAGTCCGTATGTTTCCAGAGCATAGGTTTTCATACAACTCCACGAACAAAATTGTCCACATGTTGAAAATATATCACGACGATTGTCGTATCTGACGGGTAGTTTAAGTGTTTCACTTTCATACGGATGACAACACCACCAACACCACGTCATTATCTTTTTTTTAAGTATTTTCTTTAAGTTTTTTTATAATTATATATTATAATGGCGACATCAGCCTTGAGGGTTATCGTACCCACTATAATTGTGTTAATATTGATAGTCATCGGTTTCAATATTTACAGGGCGCAACAGAAACCCGAAGATCCGGAATCTCGGCAACGTCTAAGAGCTTATGGTGTAGTTGACGGTAGTGAGGTTCCCACGACCACCCCCGGAAAGGATTTGTCTGATATATATGCAAGAATAGAAGATCTTAAAAAGAGAATAGGTGAATATTCAGATTTAATAGATCCCGATGAGTTTATACAAATGTTAGAAAGTGAATGTTCTATACCACCATCTGCTGATGGTACGTGCGATGCAAATTTATTTACAACTGATGCCAAGGGATGCTGTATCCCTATCATACCAGATACAGCCGACGATCCTACATATTCTGATATTGCCGATGATGAAAAGGTCGACGCGGAAAGAAATTTATTATGTCTAGGTTCGAGGGCTGAAGAAGACAAAGCAACGGGTGCGTTTACGTGTCCGGGTATTAACGAGAGATATGATTATGAACAAACATGCTGCGTTCGTTCTTGCTTCGTTTACCCCGTAGATGGTATATGTGAAAATACAGCTTTCCCCAACCTTGAAAATGAATGTTGTGAAGCCAACGATACGTCGAAAGATCAAGCAGCGGCGGCACAGCGAGAAGCTAAAAGAGAAATGATGATAGCAATGGGTGCGATGGTTTTGGGAGATATATTAATAACAGGTGTTTTACCTAAACTCGCAGAGACGCTCATAGCTTGGGATAAAGCAAGAGCTGCAAAAGCTGCACAAGCTGGTAGCGATGCCGCGGGCAAGGTCCCGAATGATGCTCGAGGACAACAGGGTACAGTAGACAAAGCAAAAGCTGACGCGGAAGCAAAAGTTAAAAATAAAAATACTAAACATATTCGAGGGGTTGACAAATATATGAAAGGTGCAAAATCCGCGAAGAGTGCCGTAAGAAAGGGTGCGATGAGAACAGCCATGTCTAAATCTATTGGGAAAGCGTCTGCTAAAATAGCCGCAAAGATGTCAGCTAAATTGGCTTTGAAATTGGCTAAGATGATTGCAAAATTGGGGTCTGGTGGTTTGGCTTTGGGTATGGTAGCTTTCGATATAGTATCCGTTTTGACAGATTTAGGAGATGGTCAGAATTTGGGAACATATATAGATAATGAAGTTATTTTACAAGGTAGAAATCGTATAGTTTTCGCGTTAGACAAGATTTTTGCGGAATATGGTGTAAAATATCCTATGATGTATCCTATAGATAGGGCGTTTTTCGAAGAGTGTAAGATCGCTGAATTGGCTATGACTAATTATGCCATTCGAGATATAATATCTGGATGGTTGAATGCTGGTATAAACAATTTGGATGAAGATGGTTTGAAGGCGTTAGATATATTTTGTAAATTCATCATGATAGGTATAGCGGAATTTGACCCAGAAGTAAATGAAACTGGAAACGAAGTAAATCTATACGTTTTAACTGAAGATGAGCAGGCAACTATAGATTATCACGCTTATACTCAAATGAATAAATTTTCTACGAGATATAATGAATTTTATTTTAATACTCTTGTACAAGAGTTGGAAAATTCCCCCGATAAGAGTGGTGATATGATTAAATTCGTTAGACAAATGGAAGATGAAAACAATCTTGGTATTTCTCTCACTAGAAAAGGGTGTGATTATGTAAACAATTTATATAGACGTACATGGTGGAAGTTCAATGATATATTTAACCCAGTTCAAAAACCAGGGGGAGTTGATGAAGATGATGTTTACATAGATCCATGGTGTGCAGCGTATGGAACTAAAGCATTTGAAGTTGACACACAATCTACGGAGCCGCAAGATGAAAATAATCCAAGATTAGTTTTCATAACGCAAAAAGATCTCAACGGTGTAGATTTAGATGAAGAAATTTCTTGGCTGGCACCCTTTGGTTCGTTAGTTGCTATGTGTGAAAGGCCGCGGACATTGTACGAGTCTGCAACCAGTCGTACATCTGTACGACCATATGACGAACATGGCGTTCGTTTTGATATAGATACAGGAACTTGTACGTTTACTGAATCTTTATGCAACAGATATATCCAAGATTATAAAGAGGGGTCTGTACCCGACGCAGCCACGGGTAATAATTATAATACGTGTAGTAAACGTGCTGGTTCGGCAGAACTTTCTTGGGTACTCGGTGATCAATATGCGGACCGGTGGTTGGAATCAAGTGAGGAGGCGACCCGCGGTTGGAATGATTTCGAAGACGATCCGAGTGTAAAGGGAGCTGCGGAAGCTTTTTGGGCATCTACAACTGTATTACCCGAATTTGTAGGTGGAATTTTAAGTGATCAATGGGATCAAAATAGAGCTACCAGTCAAAACGATACAGAAGCGGTTTATAAAAGTGTTATAGATCCAACTGGTGCGTTTACTCATTTTAGAGAAGCATCTGCCGCACAATTGGCTGGAAAAGAGAAATGGTGTGAACAGGGTGATGCGTGTAAACGATTCCATGTAAAACATAGTGGGGGTAATGTTCAAAATTGGTCAGTACGTGTAGCGGAGGAAACGGGGGGTGAAGGGTTTATATATAATGCGGGTAGAGCGTTCCAAAATCAGGTAAAGGATAGCGAGGATCATGTATTCTACATTCCTGGACCACAAGTAGAAGATGGAAAGTTAATTAAACCGGCTGGTTATTTTATGGCAACTGCTACGGGTGATATTGAAGGGGAAGCCGCTGACTGGGTTCCATTTGCGGGGGGTTCTAAATGTCCCCGTAAAATAGTTTTCACTTATTCAGAAATAGATGAGGATAAACCTTTAGAAATATCATCATGGTCCGGGTGTATGGATGAGAGAGGAAAACAGGGTTGGCAAGACTTTCTATATGAAAACTTCGAAGAAGGGTACGAATTTGCGAGCGATACGGCTGCTTGTACAGAAGATTTAATTACTACACTGGCTTTACCATTCCTTCATAACGCGGTTTTTGAACCACTTGCCGGGGAACTAAACGATGTGTTCGGTAAAGATGGAGTTTTTGCTAATGGAGCGAAAGGGTTTGAGGAGGTAGTATACGATGGATTTTTGGAAGGTAGGGTTGATGCGGTCGTTGATTCGCCGTTTTATGAAAAAGGTATAGGTGGTGCGAATAAAATAGGAGATGTTTTGCAAGGTAAGCATGATGAAGATATTAAAAAGTTTTTCGAACAGGATCTTGAAAATGCTCCGGAAAAAATAGGAGAATATCTTATAAATTTCGAAAAACAGAAGCGGGATGCGGAAATAGCCTTCAATACGGCACAAGGGCTAGCGGATGATGCAATAGATTTCGCTCGAGAGTTTGCAGGAATTAGTGAAAATGATTTTAGATCTTTCACTAAAGCATTCAAAATCGGAAATCCATTTGGATAAAATTTTTTAGGTTTGTATTAAATTATTTTGTACATAAATAATAGATGAATCATAAACCATTGATTCTATTATTTATATTTTTCATAATTACATATTTACTGATTCGTAAGGAAAAGTATGAAAATGAAGAAGATATAGGTGAGGTAGAGGTTCCACCTGGTTTAAACATTTCGGATTTTCTACAAAAATTAGAGATAATGAAAGATGAGAAAAAGAAAAACGAGGAGACATTGGATGCTCTTTACGGTATCAACAGAGATGACAATCAAGATTCTCCAGAACAGGCGTCTGAAGCTATACAGGGCGAAAATGAAACACAATATGCATTTTTGAAAGATTTTGTAGATGGTGCTCAGCAAACAGAACAAGAAATCAGAGATGATGCTAGAACACAGGTTAACGCCGAACTTGAAGCTATCGTTATGAATCAGGCTGAAGATTATTTTTCAACAAAAGATACGGGTTTTGATGATGTTCCAAAGAAGAAAGGTATAGTCAAGGTCGATAACAGTTCCTTTGATTCGTTCGCTGCGTCTTTAGCCGCCGCCTTAGATATAACTACATATGGGGCTACAAATATATACGGTGATGGGGACCAATTTCATAAAGCAATTGTTCCTCGTTGTCATAAACGTCCTACGTTGGCTGGTGGCGAAATGCTCTATTGGGAAACCGCGCGGAAGAACACGACTGGGCCCGGTGAACGCGATAGCAAATTTCAGAGACTGCCGTTGGGGTGCTCCGGTGGTAGCCCAGCAGACAAGCAGCGCGCGTACGAAGAGGAACCGGACCCGGAAACTGGCCAAATTCCCCACCTCGGATTCTTCTTCATGGACCCGCCGCCGCCAGCCTGCAAAGACGACGAGTGGGTTGATGACACCTCCGAGAAGAAGTGCGGGTCGCTGTGCCGTGTAGAAAAACGTAGGTACGATTTGGCTCAACCGGAGTGGAGTTGTTTAAACAGTGATGGAGTACCTGGTGATGTCGGTGAAGATGGTTTTGTGGTAGATAGTTTTGAGCAATGTGCCTCGAAATGTTTGGCGAATGACAAGTGTTCAGGGTTTTCCGTTGTACCAGATAGTACCTTTCCAGATGAAGGTTTTGGTTTAACGTGTAAACTGACCCACCACGAATTTGAAGATTCTAAAGAAGTACCGGGATCTACAAATGAACAAGTATTCGCGGTACACGAAAACGATTATCTGAAAAATCCATTATATAATGCTTTATTCACCGCGCGAAAAGGTGCGAGCGGCCCGTACGCGGCTAGACGTGGTAGTGATAACCATATTCAAAAGAAAGACGAAGATGGAACTTGGATAAGTGGTGGAGCAAGTGGAACTCAGTGTTTTTGGAGATCTTCGTGTAATTATTCTAACTTTTGCGCGGTAGGTAAGATGTTTCCAGAATTTGTACGAGACTCTACACACACTGGGACCGGATCGGGCCCATGTAAAGATGGTGTAAAGATTGAGAATAATGGTATGCCTCGAGATTGTGAGGGTACGTGGGATGCACGCGTAAAAGGTGGAAAAAGTTCGGATTGGCATAGTATAGATAACGTACAAACTCTTAGTCAGCGTGTAAATGAAGGACCTAATGGTTCACCTGCGGTATGTCCGGGTGGGAGATATTACCCATACGGGGGTGAAGATGAAACTTACGAATTAACGTTTAGAAAAAAGCCCGGGGGGTTGGATGCTATAAATAGTGGTACTTGTCCTGTATCCGATGGGGAAACTTCAACTACTATAGAAGCTCCATGCGGGGCCGAAGAAGCACCAGCACCACCTCCACCCGGTGAGGTATGTAAATTGGAATATACTGATGAGATAGGATCTTTTTACAAAAATGATAGTGGGAATTATTGTGTGAGCGATCTCGAGGGGGCATCCTCGGGTGGATTGTTTGTGAATCGTACATGGACAGTGACACAAGCACCGACGGGTGGCGAACAATGTATGTACCATCCAAACTTACAAAATGTTGGAGATACCTATACGATTCCAAACGCGTCTCCAACTGTAGCCAATCCCGGTTACCCAGAATGCAAGCGGCATGAGGTTTTCCCCCCTTCCTCCTCCCCACCTTCCGACCCTTCAGGTTCGTCATCATAATATCAATCGAGGTTTTGTGTACTCAATACCTTGTTTTATACGGTTTATATGTTTTTCAGAAGGTGACGGTTTGGTGACGAGAAATAAGTTTTCAGCTAATTGTGTTATCGATGTATGATGTTGGGTTGTAAAATCCTGTATAATTTTACCATTTTGGTATACTTTATCGAATGTGTATAGAATATCGCTACGAATTCTACCATATTTTTTAAAGTCTTCAACCGAGTACCAGAACTTTCCCTGATTATTGAGAGGTAAATAACATGCCATGTCAATAAATAAATTGAATTGATCAAAACCTAATTGCATTCCGTAGTTCATCAAATCTCTAATTTTTATTAATTTTAAAATATCAAAATTTCTAATATCTTTATGAGTTAAAATAACATCGATATCCCATGTTGATTCTGGATCTTCTAAAAATTTTCCACATACATATAGATCTATGATTATATTGTGTTTTTTTATAAATTCTTTGACATGATTAATCCACGCGTTAAATAGTTGTTGGTTTGGTCTATCCCACACATTATGTGTGGATATGATACCCTTGCTTAGGTATACATTTTTACACTGTGGTGGTTTAAATGTCATATATTTGAAATCTAGATTATTTTTACATGGCTCCTACGCAGGATATTTATGTCGAAGTTTCATACATAATAGGAGGTGCACCATTTCTCTTTTGTACAGACACAATAAGAGTTCGAAGTGCCATATAAGATGTAC